TCTAGTATATTTCTCATTTCAAGAACCCATATGTCAAACACGTTACGCTTATTGATTCCTCTCACACTCGTAATCATATTGATGGACTCTTTGGTTGACATAACTACTTTAGCCATCTTATTCAAATCGTCTGTACTCATATGTGTTACTGAATCCTTTAGGTCTTTACAGTACCACATGATAACCGCACGTAAGAACAGTACCAAATCGAACTTACCTTCATCCTTGTCGGTTAGAGCTAAACTGTCTGTAATCTTCAGAGCATTTGACACACTCACAGTTCCTATGTTGTCCACCACTTTCTCAACAAAATCGTATAGCTTAATAGGATTGTTGTCCATGAGAACGTCAATATCTCCTGGTGTATCACATATCTCTAGCGCAATCTTTTTCTTATCTGCGTCCGCATAGCGCATATCAGACTTGCCCTTTTCGAACAAATACTGTGATAAATCCATATTCGAATAGGGTAGCATATGAAATACTCCTGCTCTGCTCTTCAGCGTGTCAGGTATAGCATTATCATTCACTACTGTAAGAATGAAGTACACATTGTTCGGTGGCTCTTCTGTAACTTTGAGAAGAGCATTTCTGGCTGCCTGTGACATATCTTCTGCGTGTCTGAATACGAACACGAGTGGTTTCTTTGTAGGCTCATATGCTCTTTTGATTGCATTACGAATACTGTCTACAGAATTATCCATGCTTGCGCTCATAGCACCAAGTTTGTTCGTAATGTATTTAGCCATCAGATTCTTTCCACTACCATCAGCACCTTGAATGATGCTGAATCTAGGAAACGAGTTATCCTCAATCATCTTGTCGATAACTGAAAGTAACGGTGTCTGACCTACCATTCTTTAATCCTCCATTGTTAGTTCTAATAACCTCACTTCAATCACCGTCTTTGGACTTGCATCATACTTGATTGCATCTATCAACCGCACTAATGGTGACAGAATAGAGTCCACAACCACAAAACCTCCGCCTACTACATTCTTCAGCCATGCCTCTTCGGTCTGCGGTATTGTTATATAGTCAAACGATTTAGTCAGAGTGTACTTATACACGTCCAGCACAAACTGTAGATATGACTTCATGAATTGGTGGAGGTCTTTACCTTCTGCATGAACTTCCTCTATTGTCTCTACCACAATCCGACCATTACCCTTTGTGATTGCTACGGTAAGGTCTTCCATCACCTTATAATCTACTGTACCGAGAACCTTCACCACGTTCTCTACTGTCAACTCATCAGAGTATGCTAAACACTTGTCCATCATTGTGATAGCGTCTCTCATACCACCATCTGCTATTTTTGCTATATATTCAAGTGCTCCATCATTCTGTAAATAATAACTGGCATCCTGTCCATATTCCTGTGAAAGTATATAGAATAACCTTTTCACAATTCCCTGCTGACTTATACGCTGAAAGTCATACCTCTGCACCCGTGACAGAATCGTTCTAGGTATCTTTTCGGGGTTAGTTGTGCAAAAGATGAAGAGACTCTTTGCAGGTGGCTCTTCTAGTAGCTTCAGAAATGCCTGCCACGCTTGGTTTGATAGTGAATGACACTCATCAATGATGAACACCTTGTACTCACTATCAAGGGATTTCAGCTTTGCTTTCTGAATAATGTCACGCACATCATCTACACCGTTATTACTAGCCGCATCAAGCTCTATCGGTGTACCCATGCCTTTGTTTATATCGTTCGCAAAGATTCTTGCACACGTAGTTTTGCCACAGCCGGCCGAACCAACGAACAAATATGCGTGCTGAACTTCGCCTGCTTCAAGTTGTTGTTGTAAGATTATTTTAGTGCTATCTTGCTCTACTACTGAATCCCATCCATGGGGACGATATTTAACGGCTAACGATATTTTACTCACCTCTGTTCTCCTTTCGTTGTATAATCATCTGTTTATATCTACATTCATCTGAACAAGTCTTTTTATATCTACATACTCTTTGTGTAAATTCTTTCCCACAAACTACACATACAGATGTTTTCATTGGGGTTGGTTTCTTTACATCATTTCTCAATGGCAAACCCAACTCTCGCTTACGTTCATTTGCTTTACGCTTTGCATCACTAATGTGTTTACCAACCTCTGGATCACGAGAACCTCGCTTTACTCCTTTATCTTTTCTAACAGTACCATTACGCCTTCTCGTTTCCATCTTTTTTCTGTTTGCTTCTGCATAGTTATAAACTCCATCTTTGTGTTTTTGAATAACAGTTTGTCGAATACGATTTTTCATATCGTCCGATAATTTACGTTTACTCAAACTTTCAGCATATTTTCTCACCCTATCATCATCATCGGACGTTAATCCTTTATTCCATGCCTGTTTACCCAAATTTATTTCACTCAACTTCTCTTTAGTTTGTTCTGATAAGTGACCTTTATTTCCTGCATCACGGTTATTATAATTTTTAGAATTATTCATCCCGCCATAGTAATCTATCCAATACTGCTCACGTTCTGTCAATTTATCTTCTTCGCACTCTTCCAAGACAACAAACACAAATGATTCGCTACCATATTTATTCCAGGAATTTTGTAAATGCTTATTTGCGTTGGAATTATTTTCAAGTGCATTTATATGCTGATGCCATCTTGATTCAATATTAACAGATTGACCGATATAAACTTTATCATTAACAATATTTTCAATTTTATATATACCAATCATAATAATCACTCCTTTTCTTTTGGTATATATAATTATAACATACCTATCTACTTATGTAAAGCACTTCCAATAAATAGATAGGTATGTTAATTTTACTAATTACTCATCTTCATGCTCCTTTATGATTTTCAAATTCTTAATTCCCAACTTCTTCTCAATCTCTGCTATTGTCATTTCAACAGATGGTTCTTCTCTTTTCCATATGCACTTCCAACTACGAATATTTGCTATATCTTTACGCCACAAACTTGCCGCTCCCAATGGTGAATATACGGCTACAATATCTAATTTATCTCCTAACACTCCATCTCCATCATTCAATGTCATATCCTCAAAAAAACTACTAAGCTTCATCCAACCATCTTTTGAAACGAGAACGTCACATGGATCAGATGTAGGTTCAGGATAAGACACACCTTTCATAACCATATACATAAGTCCAGCTCTAGTCTGAACATACATTCCTGTTTTCAATTCTGACTTCTTCATCAAATCTCTCCTCTCATCTTTCTGTACATGATTGTGTTATCAGCACCGTTGAATCCTTTGTAGATGTACTTTGCATACTGTACCGTACCATCGTAACGGCTCTTACCCATCACATCCTTTGTGTCAATGACATGGCCACCCTTTCTCAATTCGAAGATAATTGCGGCAAGTCTTGTAGCACCGAATAATTCAAATGCTTCCATGCTTGTCAAGGTGCAATTCTTTTTGAGATACTTCAATACCTCTGCTTTCTGTGTTGTCTTTTTCATTCTTTCTTCCTCCTTTTATTCTCTTACTGTATCATCACGTTCAATGAAGAACGCATTTGCCAGTTCACTCTTCTCTGTATCGCTACACTTGATAGCTACCATTCTGCCACCATTCTTTGCATCACCCTTTGTATCACCATAGAAGAAGATATGCGCACAGTTATAATTGCCTGTATCATAGTGTGCTACATACAAATCAATATTCACATCCGCTTCAGTAGCAATGTCTGAAAGCTCCTCTACGATTTTCTTCAGCTTATAGCCTAAATCTTTCTTACGCTCATCTGTCATTATCATCATCCTCCATAATCTGCTTCACTAACCCGTCTATAGCCTTTACCATAGCATCCATAGGACAACCGTTATCAAATAGTGTAGCTACGAATCTACCCAACGCAATGCTACCCGTCAATTCTGTAATAGCCATTGTAAGTGCTAGTTTGTCCATCTTGTCTGCGAAATCTTTACCGTACCGCTCTTCTGCCTCTTTTACGTGTGCATAATGCTCCTTCTTTTTCATCTCCACATTGAGTCTGTACATCATCTTGCATCCCACGATAAACTGTGCATCTGCTACCTCATCAGGATTGAAATTTGCATCTTCTACATTAAGTCCAAACTTTGCATACGCTTCACCTTTTGTCATATTATTGTCCACCTCCCAAATGTTGTTTCACTTGCTTTCTGATTTGTTACTGTGTTCTCTTCGAACAGTTTACAGTTGTAGTAATCATTTCCACGTTGGTCTGTCTTACGCTTACCCGCACCCTTAATGCAGGTATCACTTTTCATTACTGAATAGTAGCAACCTATATTGCCTTTCTCTAGGTCTGTCATTTTATCGAATGACTTATCGCCTGATAGGTTACCCATATAGCAACGGTACTTACACCGCCAACATTTTGATTTGTCAAACTTGCTTTTGAACTCCATCAATCTTCCCCTTTCAGCTCTTTGAATGTCTGCTCATCTATAATGTAGTAACGCTGACCGCCACCGAAGTCAAACACAAGAGCGTTATATTCTTTACCCATAGCAAACGCTTCTTCTTTGTTCTTCTCTAGCCAATCTTTCTTCACAGAGAAGGACTTCTTTTCTGTTGTTGTAGTCTTACATTCTATCAGCCAGTTGTCGGTTGTAACATCCCCTTTGCTGAAAGCGGTAGCACCGCTATTCGCTACCTTTTTGCCGTTAAGCACCTTTGCTACCGCTTTCTCCTGTCTGTTAGAGTAAAACCTTGTCGGTTTTTTACGCATCTTTGCCTACTTTCTATACCTCTTTCCTTTCTGTGATTGCTGATTTGATAATCCAACCGCTTCATGTTACGTCTACAAGTTTCTCTTTTATCTCATCTACATTGTCTATGTCGCAATGAATACCGACCTTACCCATGCAGACAGGACCTATACCATAATGTCTTGAAATCGGGTTAGTGAGTTCCTTACCACAACACATACAAGTGATTGTCTCTTGTGCTACCCCGTGAAGGTGCATATATATCATGCCTCGTGTTTCTTTCTCTACTGTACCGACCATTGTTCTTAATGGCATTGGTACATTACTGTTCCACTTCTGCATGAAGTCAAAATCGGGTGTAGCTTCTTTTGTCATGTATTGCTTCACCGTTATTTGATATTCAGACTCACCTTCTGACATTGTTATACGCTCTTTTTCGACCTTTTCATGGTTTGCTTTCAGAATTATATGTATCTCATCTGAATCGGTCTTAAAATCGCTTATAGCGTCTTTGATTGAATCGTACTCTGTACCGTCTACTTCGACTTTACCTTTCCAACTTGCTAACATCTTTAGCATCTGCATCATCCTTTCTGTACCCGTCTGTGTATTCGATATTATCACTACCGCACACAGGACAACGATACTCTTCTTCATATGTTTCTCTGTTTACTTTTCTTTCTGCTCTTTTGAATGTGCTTAAACATTCTGCACAGATATACATTTACTGTCTCCTTTCGTGTTTTTGTCTTATTTCTCTTGACATTAAATATAGTACCACAATGTTTTATATATGTCAAGCGCAAAAATAAAAAAAGTGTAAGAGTGCTTGCAGGCGATTCTCTTACACTTTTTCTATGAGGACTAATGCCTAATAGACAGTACATCATGGTATTAGTATACTATTCTTCTTCATCCTCGTCAATAGGTTCATCTGTCTGAACTTCATCACTTTTGATTCTTGCATCAATCAGAGCCTCAATCTCTGGCAAAACGGTATCGTCCTCTGACAGTATGGTTGCAAGATTATTCTGTCCTTGAATCTTGTCTTTAATAACTTCGCCTGTGTCGATATTTACAATGGTATACCATGCTCCCTTCTGCGTTATGATACCATACTTCAAAGCCACTTCAATCAAGTCTGCTATATAGTCGATACCATCAAGATACCTCAATGTATAATATCCTGTTCTTCTTGTCGGAGGACAAGTCTTGTTCTTTAACATAACAACTTGTACAATATTTCCAGCAGGATTCTCTGCACCACGAGTCAGCTTATTGCCTTTCTCATCAATAAAGTTACCCCTTCTAAACTCCAACCGAACAGAGCAATCGTGTTTCCATGCTCTACCGCCTGTTGTTTTCTTACCGCCAAACATACTTGCAAAATCATCACGCTCTTGATTGATTCCGATAAGTGTACATTTATACTTATTGCATAAACCTACAACCTTACCGCAAAAATCTGTGAGTGCTTTAGAGATTCCTGCATATGTTTTCTCTGTCATATCCTTATCGAGAGCTTGTTGTGACACCATTACACCAAGACTATCAATGACTACAAAACCTACTTCTCCAGTTGCTATTGAATCAAGAATAATCTGAAATAACTCCTCTGCACTCTGCGATTCAGGATCAAGCATTGTAACTCTATCAACATCTACACCAATCTTATTAGCCCACACATAGTCAAATGTATGCTCGCAATCTACCCATAATGCCTCTCTGTCAGGATGCTTCACTTGAAAATTTGCTAATGAATCCATAGCAGATGTGGTCTTACCACCATGCTCTTCACCGGAATACTCAATAATCTTGCCTTCGGGCAACCCACCGAACGTGATGTAGTTGAGTCTCGGACTTGTGAACGGAATACGCTCATAGTCATACTCTGCAAGTCCTGTGTGCATGATATTGGACTTGAACTTCTTGTTTACCTCTTTCATGATTGCTTCTAAACTCATATTCTTTTATCCTCCTAATAATAGTTTCTATGTTTGTAATCATCATCTATGTCTGCTTTAGGAATAGGCTCTATTGACTCTATCTTCTCTCCACATTTGCAACACTTTCTGATTCTGTGTATAGATAGATTTTTGCCTCGTCTTATCTGTGCTGACTCTATGACAGTTAGCTTTCCACCACAACCTTTATGTATCATCTTGTTCACCTCTTTATGTCGGGACAACTAATAGAATTTTGCAAATTTTAAAATTCAAGATTTGTCTAAGGATTCATAGAACGTCGCAATCTCTTTCTGCTCCTCTAAAGTCAACCCGAATATCTCAAAGTAACTATAACAATAACATATATCATAACATATATCTATTGTTATGTCATCCTCTGTCCAAATTGTACACATAGGATCATGTACAATATTTCGTGAAAAGAATATGCCACATTCTGCATCATTGTAATACTCTTTTATTACCTTCTTTACTTCCTCTATAAGTCTCTTTCTATCTTCCATTTTTAC